TATTAACTCTATGGGCAAACAGTGGATTCGTCGTTTTGGGTTGGCATTAACAAAAGAAATGTTGGGCCAAATTCGAGGGAAGTTTGCGGTGGTCCCCATTCCAGGGGAAGCCGTCACTTTAAATCATTCCGAATTATTATCTCAGGCGAAAACTGAGCAAGACGCCTTACGCGAAGAGCTGAAAACTATTCTTGATGAGCTCACGTATGCCAAATTGGCCGAAAAAGATGCCGCCGTTCAAGACGCCTCACAAAAAATTCTCGACAGTGTTCCCACTGGGATTTATCGGGGGTAGATAAAATATTATGGTTTGTAAAACACAATCAGCTCGTGCTTCTACACCAAGAACAGCAGACGAGATACGAAGACGTAGCAGTACTGATCGTTATAGCTATGTTGGCGATAAAGATGTAGCTGCGAAGCTCCATGAAACCGAAGTTGCGCCTTCCACCTTAGAAACAATAGATGGGGCTATGCTAAAGTTTATCGATGAAGAGTTGAATCTTTCGACGACTAATAACGAGGGATTCAAGAAAGTGCCTGTTTTGTGGGTAACGGCCGAGCGCGCCTACCAGCTAAAGCACAACAAAGATATCCGCGACTCGGAAGAAACTTTGATTTTGCCCCTTATCACCGTTAATCGTGCAAGCGTTACAAAGGAACAAGATTTCCGAGGCAGCGTTTATGCTAATTTGTATCCCATCAATGATGCGAAAGGTGGCACAATCACCATAGCGCGTCATATTAATCAACGTAAAACCGCTCAATTTCAAAATGCTTTTGCAAAACGTGGGCTCGGAATAAACAAAAGGGTGGCCAGCAAAATGCTTAATACCAATAAACGCAACATGTCCACCCAGAGAGTCGTATATGAAACAATTACTATTCCTTTGCCCGTGTGGGTGAAGGTGGTTTATGAAATTACGGCACGCACAGAGTACCAGCAGCAATTAAACGAGCTCATCTCTCCGTTTTTAACGGTACCGGGTAATTCTCGTACCCCCAAACGCATTAGTAATGAGGGACATTTTTATGAAACGTTTGTTGAAGGTAGCTTCAGCGACGGATCGAACCAAGCTAATTTGGGAATGGATCAGCGGAATTACGAGACGACTATCAATATCGAAGTGTTGGGATATCTCATCGGTGAAGGGGAAAATCAAGAAAAACCCAAAATTGTACGCCGCGAAAATGCGGTGGAATTCCGGTTTGCTCGAGAAAGAACTATTTTTGGCGATATCCCCCGGAACATCAAAGATGGATTTTATAGAGAATAGTACCATTGCAACTATTTAACACTATTTAGTTTTGAACGTTTTTAGCGCATAGGAGAACCTCACGAATGTCAATTAAAAAATATAGATTTGTATCGCCTGGAGTGTTTGTTCATGAAATTGATAACTCGCAGACGCCCGCTTCTCCCGCGGGAATTGGCCCAATTATTATAGGGCGCTCGGAAAAGGGGCCTGCTTTGCGCCCTGTAAGTGTTAGTTCCTTTGCTGAATATGTACAGACCTTCGGTGCACCAAGCCCTGGCGGTGGTGGTGGTGGCGATGTATGGCGTACTGGTAATAATACGACCGCTACTACTTATGGTGCCTACGCTGCTCAAGCATACCTTCGTAACAGTTCTCCCCTAACTTATGTGCGCCTCCTGGGCACCCAAGCTCCCAGCTATACTGTGGGCTCTGGCGAAGCCGGTTGGACCCAAGATAACGCCTGGGGCCTCTTGGTTATGGAGCCTGTTGCCGGCGCGAGCAGCGCGCCGTCGTCCGGTGGCGATAAATTTGAAGCAGTCCTCGGGGCAATCTTTTACGCGCCGGCAAGCGTAGGCTTTAATTTGTCTGGTACCATTGCTCTTTCTCAGTCCACCCCCGCGGGATCGCCGGCCAACAGCACCTTCAGCAAGCAGGGCCCTGGTTGGATTATTGCCGATACCGGTACCCGCAAAGAATTTAAGATGGTGCTCACCGGCTCCGGCACCGGCGCGTCGGCAGAAACGACGGTAACATTTAATTTTGATCGTACAAGTTCGCGCTATATTCGGAAAGTGTTTAATACAAATCCTCAGCTCACCAATACGAGTATCACTGATGCTTCCAATCGAGTAAATTACTGGCTCGGCGAAAGTTTTGATCGACTTGTGTCAGCTAATATTACGAATTCGACGTACACTTTTGCCTCTATTGTAAGATTGTCTAACGCTACTCAGGGGACCGCAGGCCTTCACCAGAATCCGGTTGTTGGTGCTCAAACGCCCGACATTATTGCGTGCCGCACCAGTACCAATCCCAGCTCGAAGCCGCTCTTTAAGATTATGGCCCTCAATGATGCGGGTGACTGGACCAACCAAAATCTAAAGATTTCGATTCAAAATATTAAGCAGTCTACTAATGACGATACGGACTATGGAACTTTTAGCATCGTGGTACGATGGCTAGGTGACTCTGATAATGTAGTGCGCGTCCTGGAACAATTTAATAATTGTGATTTAAATCCCGACTCCCTCAATTATGTGGCGCGTAAGATTGGAAACGCCTACACCGAATGGGATTCCACCGAACGGCGGTATATCAACAAGGGAGATTACCCCTCCAATTCACAGTATATTCGGGTGGAAATGAATTCCGATTGCGCTGCTGGCTTGACGTCTGCTGATTCGTTGCCTTTTGGTTTCAGCGGGATAGTTAAGTACAAAGATCAGCTTATGGGTGTTGCCGGAGCTGCAACGGGCGGCGAAATTACACAGGTCACCACGGCTGGCGTTTGGCTCACGGGCGCCCTGGATAATTCCATTGGAAACGCAGCAGGCACCTCCTCAGTAGGTTATGCGGGGCGCATGCTCCACCTCCGGGGCGCAACTCTGACGGCATCAGTTTATTATCCAGTTCCCGAATTGAGAACGTCAGCTTCTCAAGGCAACTTGCCTAATCCTACGGATGCGTATTTTGGTTATCAGACCACTCAAACGGCCGGGGGCACTGTATTCGATCGTTCTAATATTGACGTCCTTCGCCCCCGCGGGGGTATTGTGGGGAACATGTTCAGTCCGATGACCGCGTCTACAGAGCGTTCGGTTACTTTCACGCTTGATGACGTTTCGGGCTCCGCCGGAAGCTGGATTAGCGGCTCCTTTACCAAATCAACCTCAGTGGGGCAGTCCTTGACTCGAGCCGGCTCCAACTTCATCAATGGAGTCCTCGCCGCAGGTTTCGATCGCTTTACAGTACCTCTGTATGGTGGTTTTGATGGAACGGCCATTACACCAATGGATCCATTCGGGACCACTACACTATCAGGTACTCCGACTGATAAAACCAATTATGTATTTAATTCTGTTCGACAGGCCATCGACGCGATTTCAGACCCCGAGGTTGTTGAAATGAACTTGGCTTCAATTCCGGGCCTTACCCAAGAAGCATTAACGACAAATTTGGTACGCGTCTGTGAAGATAGAGCGGATGCTTTAGCCGTTATTGATGTACCCGACGCGTTTGTGCCTCGCGAGGACTCGACGGCCATTGACCGAAATAACACTGAGTCCACTATTACTACTATTATTAATGCGCTGCGTTCTAGGAATCTTAATTCGTCTTATGCGTGTACTTTTTATCCGTGGGTTCGCGCACGCGACACGATTAATGGTGCGTTTATATGGCTTCCGCCGTCCATCGCAGCTATCGGGACTTTCTCAAGCTCCCAGCGTAAGACTCAGGTTTGGTTTGCGCCTGCTGGCTTCAACCGCGGCGGCCTCACCGAGGGGTCAGCCGGAATTCCAGTTATAGACGTCGCTCATCAGTTGCGTCGCAAGGACCGTGACGACCTATATGCGGCCAATGTCAATCCGTTGGCTAAGTTCCCCAATGAGGGCATTGTCGTTTTCGGCCAGAAGACCCTCCAAGTAACGCCGAGCGCATTGGATCGCATTAATGTGCGACGCCTCATGATCTTTATTAAGAAGCGCATTTCACAAATAGCAGCTATGCTGTTGTTCGACCCGAATGTGCAGCAGACATGGTTGCGCTTTAAGGGCCAAGTTGATCCGTTCTTAGCTAACGTGAAAACTAATTTTGGGCTGTCGGACTACAAAGTGGTGCTGGATGATACCACCACCACACCGGATTTGGTGGACAACAATATTATGTATGCTAAAATCTTTTTGAAGCCGACGCGTGCTATCGAATATATTGCCATTGACTTTAACATTACTAGAACGGGGGCATCGTTTGCGGACTAATAAATGGAAAGGATTTTATTCCCCCCCTTACTATTTAAACTAAGAACTGTAGGAGAACCAGACTAATGACATTTTGGACCAGCGCATTATCAGAACCAAGGAGACAGCATCGCTTTTTGCTGACCCTCCCAAACTTAGCAAGTCCTGCTGAAGGATTTCAATATGAGCAATATTTAGCGAAAATGGCTGGCAAGCCCGCGTATTCTATTAGTGAGATAAGTCATAAGTTTCTGGGAAACACCTATTACTATCCCGGAACGGTCGAATGGCAGCCTATTGACATTACTATTGTTAATTCGGTGAATCCCGATGGTAATAAGTTACTCATCGATGCACTGACGCGCTCCGGTTATTTAATGCCGCCGGACCAGGAAGATGTGTTTACGAATCCTGCGCAGGCCCCCGGAACAGTTAACAAGCAGAATTCGATTGATGCCATCGGAAATGTTGTGATCGAGGAAATTAATGGGCAGGGGGGCCTCATCGGAACATGGGTCTTGAATAACTCCTTCTTGACGAAGGCTAGTTTTGGCAATCTGGACTATAGTGGTGATGAAGTACTTAATATTGAGGTCTCCATAAGGTATGATTGGGCTGACTATGAAGTTGGTCCCGCGGTCTCCGCTGCTGCCGCGTCCTAATTTGAATAAAAGAAAGAAGGTGATTTGTGGCACGAAGAAATAATGCGGGGCGTCTGAAAGCCCCGAAGCCGCAGTCTGATGCCGCCACCGCGGTCAGCAATGATACCCATGACTTGTTCTCCTTTGTTAATCCCACAGAGTTTGTAGAATTGCCCAGTCAGGGTCTCTTTTACCCCGAAGACCATCCGTTGTACCAGACAGATACCGTTGAAATTAAGCATATGACGGCCAGAGAGGAAGATATTCTTACCTCTGAAACACTCTTAAAAAAGGGTGTGGCCATTAATCGGATGATTTCTTCGTTGATTGTGGATAAAAATATTCGAGTGGAAACCCTCCTATTGGGAGATAAGAATGCTCTTTTAATTGCGGCAAGGATTACAGGGTTCGGCCCCCTCTACCAGGTTAATACCACGTGTCCCGCCTGTTATCAGAAGGCTGACACTACTTTTGATTTAAATGAAATTACAACTACTGATTTTAAAGAGCTTCCTGAAGGAGTTGAAGTAGTGGATAATGGTCTTTTTGCTTTGGATCTTCCTAAGTCTAAGGTCACCCTCACCGTACGTCTCCTAACAGCAGCGGATGAGGAAGCATTGGCCCGTAACGCGGATAATAAAAAGAAGTTTAAAAAAGAATCCTCCGCTATCACTGATTTATTAAAAGCCATTGTGGTTGGCGCCAACGAACATACTGATCGAGCCACGATTGATAAATTCGTGGAAATGATGCCGATGCAAGATGTATCATACTTAAGAAAAAAGTATGAAAAGGTTAAACCCGACATGGACGTTAACTTCGATTTTGAATGTCCCGCCTGTAGCTATGTCGGAAAGGTGGTGATGCCGATGTCGGCAGAATTTTTTTGGCCTAAACGATAGATACCAAGCACAGGTTTACGAAGAGTTTTTTAATCTTAAACATTATGGAGGATGGTCGTTCACCGAAATGTATAATTTGCCTATTGCGTTGCGACGCTGGTTTCTAGAACGTTTAGTCAAAGAATATAAGAAAGAGGCCGACGAGGTCAAAAAATCTCAGAGCAAGATAAAATAATTCTTTTGATTTTAGAACTATTTATATTTAAGGGAGAATATAGATGGATAAGCTTGTCCTAGACACCATAGAGTTAAATCAGCTAAATACGCCACTCGTAGAACGAGTTCGTGTATACAATAAGTTTGCTGCTCAGGTTCAGAAAGCCCTCTTGAGCCTTTATTATGCCGGCGTCGATGTGCCTTTCAATATTCTGGGCAACGCCGGGCAGATTCAATCGTTTATGAAAGCGCTGCAGGGGGAAAAGAAATATATGGATGCTTATATGAAGCATGGTCTCACAGATGACCGTACTCTCGGCAGCCGTCATTCCCTCGCCGACGCCGTCAAGCGATTTGAAAAGGAAACTGGCTTAAGATGGCCCTTTAAAAATTAAGGAGTAAAGTGTAGATGGCAGCCCCCCCTATGACAGCAGAACAAATTGCCCGCTTGCGTCGGGAGTTTGCCGATCTACAGGACGACCTTCAAAATTTAACTTTCCCCGAGGATTTACTCGAGGGTTTTGACGATTTTGCCAAGAAGATGGACGCATCTTCGGTCGGCCTCACTCGAGCAGCGCGCGCCGCCGAAGAAAATGCCGCGGCCATGACGCGGCTGGAGGCCATTAATAGCGACATGAGTCGCTCTCAAGCAGAGCGCGACGCCGCGTACGCGGAGTGGGAGGAGCGCCTCGACGTCACCACGGAGCTTACGAGGGCCGCCGCCGACGCTGCCACCGACTTTCAAGCTACGATTCTTGCGCAGCGAGATGCGCTCGGGCGCGCCAATGGCGCTTTCAACCTTTATAATGAGGCGTTGGCGGCTCTCAATGACCCTGCGCGAGGGCTAGCTGAGGCCACTCGCCTTCTAGGAGAGGCGCAGGAGGCTCAAGATAAATATAATCAAGGTCTCAAGACCGGCGCCGCCGAGGCGAATGCGATGGTCCAGTCGATACTTGGTGTTTCCGGAGGCCTCGATCGCCTCGGGGGTATTCTAACTGCCGGCACCGGTGGAGTGGACGGCTTCTCACAAGCCATGATAGAGATG